ATACTTGTTTGTAGCAGAACGCTTTACTTTCAATTGTTCATGGATACCTTTGAGTTTCTGTATCTTCTCTGTTTGCTCAGTTGCATTTTCTGAATTAAAAGATAAATCCTCATTACTTTTTTTGAGGTTTTCTACATTCTCCTGTCTCTTAGCTATTTCTTCTTCATTAGTTGAAATAAGCGCAGTTTTTTCTTTAACCAACGTAGTCTTATTCTTCTTTACATCCTCTATATACTTGTTCTGTAGTGCAATTTTCTCTTCAGCTAAGGCACACTGATATTCATTTTCTCTCAAATCAGCAACCAATGTTTTGAGTCTTTCTCTCATCACCAAATTCATTATTGAGAAAATTTGAATATCCAATATCTCATTAACAACTTCTCGCCTATGTCTAGCTTTTAGTTGCATAAATGGCACAAATGTAGAACTGCCTAAAATTACAACCTGAGTGAAACTGCGATAGTTCAATTTCAGAATTTGCTGTTCAAGATATTTTTGATAGTCTCTAACATTAGCGTCCTGATTATACATTATACCATTAAGGTAAATCTCAAAAATATTAGGTTTAATTCCCCGTATCACCTTAATTTTCTTTGAGCCTATTTCAAATTCTACCTCCACAACACAACTGTTGTTGTTTACCGAATTTACCAGAAGAGGTTTATTCATATTGCGAAAGGGCTTGCCAAACAGGCCAAAACACAATGCATCAAGGATGGTAGACTTACCAGCCCCATTCTCACCAATAATAAGTGTGGTGTTGTTTCTGTCCAGTTGTATTTCTGTAAATTGATTGCCGGTTGAGAGAAGGTTGCGCCATCTTACATACTTAAAAATTATCAATTATAGCTCCAAGTCCTGTGCCTCAGTGTATAGTGAACGCATAGTGCCTTTTAGGCGTTCTTTATCTAGCGCCACATCTAATTCATCTATATAGCTCTCTAACAAGGTCATCGTATCTTCTGTCTTGTCTATAATTTCATCAGAAACATTTGAGGGATCAAGATCAGAAAAATCCTCTATAATTTTAATCTCATGTGCATCGGCCTTCAGAAGTCGGTCAACAAATAGGTCAAACTGATATAAGTCTTTCTTATTAACAACAATTAACTTAACATATTTTTCTTTATACTTTTCAAAATCATAAGAGGTGCTGGTTGGCCCAACCATATGACTATAATCATTAACTGTATCATCATAATATATTTTTTCGAATAGTGTATAAGGATTAACCACACGTTCAAGCTCTCTTGTCTCTGTGTCAAAAATATGAAATCCTTTGGGATCATTGCAATCGTTCCAAGTTATTTCATATGGTGTCCCAAGATAATAAATATGGCCGTCATCTGATTTGTGATGAAAATGTCCACTAAAACAAGAGTCAAATCTTTGGAACAATTTACTATCATACCCCCTATCTGTCCTATATCCTTTATTCATTTCAAAACCAGCAATTTCTAAATGGCCAAAAACTATCTCGGCTCGAGATTTTTTCAATGCTGTCATAGATTCCTCATAATTCCCAGAATTTATCCACGGCATAAATTGAATAAGACAACCATCAAACTCTACAATTTGAGGCTTTGTATATGTCATATGATCACTAACAAGCTCATTCATAGAATTAACTTCGCTAGTATTCTTATAATACGTATCGTGATTCCCAACAATTATATGCAGCTCTATTCCAAGTTCACCAAATCGTTCAATAAATCTGTTTCTAAAATCATTAGCAATCTTATAACTAATATATTTACGTCTATCAACAACATCACCCAAATGCACACATGTGGTTATGTTATTGTCTATCAGATATGGGAAGAATACATTTTCATAAAATTTGTAGAAATATTCGTTAAAATTTTGATTATCATTTCTAGCGCCGAAATGTGTGTCAGAAATTAATGATATCTTCATAATTTATATTTCGTTTCTTTAGACTCCATAAAATTTTCTAGGCCTTTCTTGTTTCCATTTTCAGATTTTTTAGGCTTGTAAATATCTTCTTCTGGCAACATTACCAAAGGGTCAAACCCTTCTACATGGTAGGCAGTATCATCTCCTTCCATTGTGGTATAAGCAGAATAATTATTTTTTTCAATTATTTTATTTTTAACATGGGTTTGTTTTTTTTCTTTTTGAATTCTTCTAATAAAAGCATAGTATATAATTTGTGTAAAATATGCGAAAGGGTTCTTTGATTTCTCTGGATTGAAATTCTTAACGTATTGTAAACAATTTTCAATACCATCTGATATCATCTCCTCCCTATAGGTATAATTAATAAAATTGGGCCTGTAGGACAAATGTTGTGCTATCTTGAGAAAACATTCACCTATGTAATTTGTTACGGGAGGTGGTGGTTCGCCCTTTTCTTCTGCAATTTGCACTTCCTCATTCCAAGCAATCATAGCTTGAAGAAATTTCTTATTATCAACATAGTGGACAGTTTTACCTTTTTTAGCCATTATCACTCCTTAAATGTTAAACAACTATACCATTTATTTGAGGGCATGTCAATTCCCATTTGGGACTTGACAAAATATATTTTTTCTGTATAATAGGCTATGTAGAGCAATTAATGAATAAGTTTACTTGGTGATTCTTCTTCTTCTAAGAGCTCATCATAAACTTCCTCTTCTTGATAATCAGCATCCCAAATTGTATCAGATGCTTGTGGGGTATCTTCACTTTGTTTAAGTTTTCTTAACACAAATTCATAATATTTTGAAAGGCCGGGAGAAGCTTCGGCCATCATAATAACACTTGTTAAAGGCAGATTAAATGTTCTTTCTTCTGTATATGATTGTATCCAAGTACTTAAATTGAGGGATTCTAAAATACCACCGTCTTTGGTCATTTTAGGGAGAACTTGCATTTTTAGAGGCCATATTATTTTATAACTCGTATCACCGTCATCTTCAATCATACAGATAATATCCTCGCCATTAACGAGCTTAACTATTTTGTATGGGCTTTCTTGGTTCATTTGAGTTTTGTCCTACTAATTTCATAATTGAATTGTTCTTCGTTATAGATATTTATCCGTGCTGTGAAATGATTGAGAGTGAAGTTACGTCTTTCCCCATACGAAATATCATCTGCAATATCGTATATTAAAATGGAATCTTTAATTGAGCTCCGCCGCAATCCACGGCCGATGGATTGCAGAACTCTAATCTTGGACTTACTTGGACTTGCGAGCACGATGTTGTTAATGTTACGAATATTAATACCAGTGCTAAAAGTACCGTAGCTCGCAATAGTTGTTGAGTTTTTATGTTTCTCAACAAGTCCACGAATTTTCTCTCTTTGATCTGTATCTGTGCCGCCATATACGAAATATACATTTTCGTCGCCTTTCATATCATTATATAATATTTTACCATGTTTTTCTACTAACTGAAATAAACATAAAGTGTTGCCATCAATATTACGAAGCAGCTCCAAAATAAAATGATTTCTTGACTCACTTGAAACCAAATAATCAAGTTCTTCAGCATAAGTCATCCTTTCTCTTATGTTGGGATGTTTTAATATTATACATTTTATTTTCAGATTAGCAAGAGTTTTTTTGTCCATCAACTGTTTAGTTGTTGTCACTTTCTTAGCTGGGCCAAATAAACCTTCTAATACCAATTTGTGTGTTTGTGTACCATCTAGCGTACCTGTAAATCCAAATCTGTACTTGCATAGATGCAGTTTGGTCATAATGCCAGTAAGAGACTTGGCTTTAAAAAGGTGTGCTTCATCACCTATTACACACCCAAATTGTTCAAAATATTTTTTGGGCATTTTATAGAGAGACTGCCATGTAGATATCACAACATCCTTGATAACTTTTCGGTCATGGCCCTGATATATTCGTTGACAATATGTACCAGGCGACCACCCATAGTCTTGAAAATCTGTATACATCTGTTCAACTAATGACGTTGTAGGAACGAGAATTAATATTTGTTCTCCTGCCATTTGGTAATATCGTACTAAGGAATATATTACAAGGGATTTACCAGAAGCAGTAGGACTAACAATAAGAGAACGATTTCTTGAAATGGCATGTTGCACAGCTTGAATTTGATAATCTCGTATTTTGAGAGATTTTCCTTTACTTTTGGGTTTAAGCGATCTGACGAATCCGCTAACAACTTCACTAGAAACATCCCTCCCATTTTCTACCCCCTTCTCAAGTATATAGGAAATATTGCGTTTATCACAATATCTTTTAACATATTCCAACAACCCCACATATATTTCACCAGTGCCCGGGCTAAATAATCGTATTTTACCATCCCATATACGATTTTTGTACATAGGCATAAATCTAGCGCCTGGTACTTCAAATTGAAAATACTCAAACAATTCTCTTGACTCAGAAGGTTGTAAATCTGATAATGACAGATATACCTCATTCTTCTTTGAGATAATCATTATGCAGGCCCAAGACTCCAACCCACTAATGATTTTCTAACACCAGACTTAACGGGTCTTACCCTATGCCACATATTAGATTCAAAGAATAAAACATTTTGTTTTGTCTCTTGTGCAGCAAATGTAATATATCGTTTTCCATCCTGTTCATGTCCCGGCCCGTAAACTTCTAAGTCAAATTCTCCACCTGTATAATCATCATTTAGAAGAATTGAAAATGTCACCTTTCGTATTTTTCCGTCAGAATAAGGTTTGGCAAGTATATCTTGATGCCAACCATATTCACCACCTACAGGATACTCAGAATATTGTAACGGTTCAATAGTATCGATATCACATTGCCATCGATCTTTATTGATATCCTTGACCATTCTAAAAATTTGTTGGGTAATACTTTCCGTACCACCACCCCCCGGCCCGCCGATTGGATGTTCTAACCAAGTTATATTTGATCGTCTGTTAACCCGTCCAGTTGGTGTAACAATAGTCCCATCACCCAAATCATCTTTTTTGTGCGATAGTATCTCGTTGATAAAATCTTCATCAATGTGTGTAAGTAAATAATCTATCATTATATCATCCCTGCTTCGAATTTTTTCCACTCTATAGAGTGTTTGATATCCCATCCACGATTGTCTATAGATTTAATTACGCCCTTGCAATAATCCACACAAGCTTCGTAGTAACCAATTTTATTAGAAATTTTGAGAATATCTTCATCAGACTGTATATACATGACAAGGTCTGTTTTCATAACTTTAATGTCAAACG